TATCTAAGGGCACCTCGTATTTCAATACTGATTGACCTAAAAATACAATATTAAAATTTAATGTGTCCATATTTTGTTTTTATCCTTTCTGGAATTTTTTTTATGTAAGGATTATATACTTTTTTTACTGGTCTATCAAATAACTTGTGCATATTGCTTCCAACAACTTTATCGTCATATGATACTCCATTTACACATACTTGATCTACACTATCAAATCTGTGATTAAAGTAAGGCTCATCTAAAAATTTATATATTTTCCTAAACTCTTGCTCTGGATTAGTAACTAAGTCATCATACTTTACAAAATGACATATGTCTAAATAGTTATAAGCATTTTTAATAGCCTCTAAATTTTTTGCAACAGCGCCATCTTTATTCATTATCATACTTAATTTTTCATCATCATTGTTTAAATTAAATCTATTAGGAAATGCATCTGTATTTTCTGTATACCACTGCATGTATGATGCAAGCACATCCATTAAATCTCTAAGTATTACAATGCATTTAAATGAACGTTTATAATGTTTTTGCATTAATTCAAAATTACCGGGTGTCATTACAGGCCCTCTATCAATTATAATTCTTTGAGGCCAATCTTTGTAATAAGTATCGTAGACAATATCTAAAACATTATCTAATGATTTATGATCTTGAAAATTTAAAAACACATCTGTTTGTTTAAGTAAAAACAAATCTTTCATAATCTCTAATGTAATAGAGTTTGCTGTAGCTGCCACACTAGGGTTTTGATTCATGATAGAAGCAAACAAAGTATTTCCAGACCTTGGCATTGCAACTAAAAAGAATAGTTTTCTACTCGGGTTTTGCTCCAAGTTCGTGCGTAAGTTTATTTGTTTTAGTTTGTTCCAATTGACCATTTTCTTTCTTTATTCTTTCGATAGATTGTAATTGACCTAACACATTAAATACTTCTGGTTGAGAAGATCCCTCAGTTAAAGTCTCTGCTTTATTTTTCATAGTTAAATGATAAGAGTGTAGTTGATGTGTATTAACATCTTTAGTATCAAAAGAACCGTCATCAAACTTTTTCTTAAATTTAGACCATAATTTTATTTCTCTCATTCTATCTCTTGCAACTAATTGCATGGATGCTTTATTATATATTTTTTCATCTATATCAATTTGTAATAATTCTCTTTTTAATGGATCTTCTTCTTTTTCTAATTTTTGTTGTAATCTTTTTATTTTAACCTCTACTCTTCTATAATCAAAAGATAATGTCATTAAATTTTCTAAAAATACATTCTGTTCTCTAACGCACTGCCAATATTTTGCAGCTTTAGTTGGATACTTTGCATCATTTAAAACAGAAAAAGACATCTCTGTTTCTGTTCTAAACATTTGTTTTTTAGTCCACGTATCTCTAAGTTCTTCTGTTAAACCTTTAAATTGTTTAACATCCTCTGGATCTAATAAATTATTTAAATTAGGTGCTTCTTTTTCTATAAGTTCTTTTATATTTCTTTTTTCAGTGGTCATGTGTTCCTTTCGATAAAAACAATATAAATGTTAATTAATCAAAGTCAACTGTTTTAACAGCTCTTGCTGCTGTTGTTTCCCCTGTAAATTCTTCTGTTACATTAACTGTCGCTGTTGCAGTTTCACCTCCTGACACAAGCCCAGCAGATGTCGTGCCATGTGGTCCTTTACCTTGTCCCTCTCTTGCTGTTGCTAAACTAGGAGAAGTTGAAAAGGTGGTTCCATCATAAGATTCACAATTTGCAGTTACAGGTGGTATTGGTCCTCCTGCAAAAATAGCCGCTGTTTGAACTCCAAAAGAAGCAGAAACTGCTCTTGTAAAATTTCCATTATTACCACTAGTCCAAGATGAGCCATCATATTCTTCTGATACTGTTGTTCTATCAGGATTAGCACCAAAAGCAGCTAACCCAGCTGTTTGAGTTCCTGCTCCTGCAACTGACTCTCTTGCAGTATTCATAGCACCACCATTAGTCCAACTACCACCATCATATTCAAAAGTAGTATTTACAAAAGTTGTAGGCGAATTTGTTGGATTAGAACCACCACATACTATTGCTGCTGTCTGTGTTCCAAAACCTGCACCTCCATAAGATGGACCTGGAATATCATTTTGTTCAGACCATGAAGAACCATTATATTCTTCTACTTCTAATTTAAGACTAAAAGGGCTATTTCTTGCACCACCAGATGCAAGTCCAGCAGTCTGTGTTCCTGCTCCTTGAAGATTCCATCTTCCAGTGTTCATATTTCCACCTGATGTCCAAGAATCTCCACCGTATTCTTCAGTGGTGTTTAAGCCTCCACCACCATCAAATCCTCCAAAAACTAAACCAGCTGTCTGTGTCCCTGCAGCACCCATTAATCTTTTTGCACTAGGTAAATTACCACCGCTAGAAAACGCTGCAGCAGTTGTAGCTGATAATGATATTGTAAATTCTTCTGTTGCACCAGTAAAACTAGATCCTGGTGTTTGTCCTGCCATTTTTACTGCCGTGGTTGCTCCTCCAGTTGCCGCTGCCTGTCTCATACCTGTTGATAGATTACCTTGTTCAGCCCAAGTAGTTCCATTGTATCTTTCAGTGTTAACTGTAGTTGATGTTGTTGGATATAAATATCCACCAAAACCTAATGCGTCAGTTTGAGTTCCTGTGCTCGCATGACGATATCTTGCTGTACCCATATCACCACCTGCAGTCCAACTAGATCCATCATATTCAAAAGTTTCTGCTGTAGAGTTATTCGATGTATTTATGCCACCAAAACCCAACGCTGCTGTTTGTGGTCCAGATGATGCAGCTGCAGTTGTATTTACTGGATAATCAGTTCCAGCAGTCCAAGATGTTCCATCATAGTGTTCTACTTCACTGTTAGAGGGATCTCCTCCAAATCCTATTGCCGCTGTTTGTGTTCCAGAACTTGCTAAATCTCTCATGGCGGTATTTAAATTATTACCCTCAGTCCAAGATGTTCCATTATATTCTTCTGAATTATTTAAATTCGTAGACCCTGGATTAGAACCGCCAAAAGCTAAAGTTGCAGTTTGAGTTCCTGCACCTTGTGCTAATTGTTGTCTTGCTTGATTTAAATCTCCACCGCTAGAATAACCTGTTCCATTGTATTCTTCTGTCGTTGCAACTCTACCTCCTGATATAGCACCTCCACAGATAAGTCCTGCACTAGCAGTTCCTGCTGGTGATCCACCAAGTGCTCTTCTAGCTGTTAGTGCAGGTCCACTACTATGCCAAGCAGAAGTGCCTACAAATGCTTTAAGATCACCACTAGTACTATTATAAAATAATTCACCTTCTTTCGTTCTGTCCCCAGATGTATCAGCGGATAAATATTTTACTTTTAATCCTTTTAATTCTTGGTAGGTGGACATTTAAAATTCCTTATGGGATTGTTATAGCCGTTGGTCTATTAAACTGTGCTTTGTGTTCATCAGATTCAGCATCCCAAGCATTTTGTGCTAAAGTAACTGCGGCATTAACTAAAGTTTGTGCTTCAGATTTAGTTTTTTCTACGCCATTTTTTTCAGCTAACCAGTAAGCTCCTTTTTCATTATTTCCAATACACCAAACATCGACGTAATTAGATCCATCGTGACCTGTATATCCTTTTAAAGAAAAGTCTAATCTATCTTGATGAGTAAAGAATCCTTTACCTGTGTTTGTTGCTGTGCCGTATATAAATAGTGCCATATTAATCCTCCTTCCTGTTATAACTTATTACTATCATAAATCAACTATCTGTTATTGTTTTTAAATTTAAACTTGTTGTTTCAGCTGAAAATTCTAATGTGCCATCATTATCTCCATTACCACCTGCATGAATAACTGCTGAAGAAGGCCCATTAGATCCTCCAGACCCTGCGTTGACAGGTGTTGATGTGCCTGTGAACCAAGAAGTGCCATTCCACATTTGAGTGTTACCAGCTGTAGCACCAGACCCATTTAATAACATCATGTCATTATAATCACCAGCACCTTGTCCTGATCTACTGTCATCTAATACATCTGCTACCTCTGTCCAAGCTGTGCCATTCCACTCTTCTACATTAGATACATTAACAACTCCACCAACTCCATCCTGTGTTCCTGAAGCATTTAAAGCATTAGAATCATCTCCAACTTGTTGTGGTGCACCTCTGGCTGTGTTTAAGTTAGCTATCTCTGTCCAAGATGTACCATCATAAGTTTCACAATTAACAGTAATACCTGGAACATCTTTACGACCAGAAACCATTCCTGCTGTTTGTGTTCCACTAGTTCTTGCTCTACCTGGAGTATTTAAATTATTTTGTTCTGCCCAACTTGTTCCATCGTATTCTTCACAATTTGCAGTTGAACCAGGAGTTCCTCCACCTGCAACTAAAGCAGCTGTTTGTGATCCTGCACCTGAAATATCCCATCGTGCAGTTCCTAAATTATTTCCTTCGGTCCAACTTGTACCATTATATTCTTCTGAATTTGCAGTAGCTTTAGGACTAGATGCTGGATTATATCCACCAAAACAAAGTGCAGCAGGTATTGTTCCAGACATTCCACAATTTTCTTGTCGAGCAGTATTCATATTACCACCACTAGCCCATGATGCAGCTGTAACTGTTAAAGCTGTTATATTAAATTCTTCTGTTAATGCAGAGTTAGGATTACTTCCAGCTACCCAAGCACTTGTGCTACTTCCAGCTCCACCAGCATGATTTCTAGCAGTTGATAAATTTGTAATTTCTGTCCAAGAAGATCCATCATATTGTTCTGTATTAACTGTTGTACCAGCGTTAGGATTAGAAGTAGGACTTCCACCAAATATTATTCCACTATCTTGACTAGTTGAATTTTGTGATGCACTTAGTCTTCTTCTAGCAGCATTTACATTATTAGTAGATGTCCAAGAAGTTCCATTATATTCTTCAGTAGCACTTGTTAAAGCTGTTGAAGGGCCTCTTCCAGTGCACATTAAAGCAGATGTTTGGGGTCCCCAACCTGTGCCCTCTCCAACCCTACTAGTTGCCATAGTCCCACCTGATGTCCAAGACGATCCATCATACTCATAAGAATTTGTTCCACTACCTTGTCCAGAATATAAAGTGGCGGTTTGTGTCCCTGAACCTACACCAGCACTACCTGTAGATGGAAAAGCATGGCCAGAATCAGTCCAACTAGTACCATCGTATTTTATTGTTACTGTTGTTGGACTATCTGATATTCCCATTGCTATAGCTGCTGTTTGAGTTCCAGCTGCTGTAGCGTTTGCTGCAGCATGTGTTGTATCTCCGCCTATTGCCCAACTTGATCCATTATATTCTTCTGTTTCATTTAGTGTATAAGGTGCATCTCCTGGATTACCAAAACAAATTAAACCTGCTGTAGCAGTCCCCGTTGCTCCTTGTGCAACTGTTCTACCACTAACTATAGGAGCTTCAGAATGCCAAGCAGCACTGGATACAGCAATTTTCATTTCTTTACTAGTATCACTAAAAAATAATTGACCTTCAGCTTGTTCATTATTAAGATCAGTTTCAAAAAATTTAATTTTCTTACCTCGTATAGTTTTATAATCCGTCATGATACATCCATTGTTCTTGTTCCAGCAGATGGATCATTCCATTCTTCCGTTCTATTTAATGCTTGGTTAGGCCCAATACCTGCTGGTCCACTACCACCAAAAGCTAATCCTGCTGCAGAAGTTCCACCGCCCTGTAGATAATTAGAACCAGTAACCATATTGCTTTCATTTGTAAAAGAAGTTCCATCATAAGATTCAACTTTGTTTTGATGTCCTGCTGGTGCTGATCCTCCTCCTGCTGTTATCGCAGATGTTTGAATTCCAAAAGCTGCTCCAGCATATCTAGTATTATTTTGATTACCTGCTGCAGACCATGATGAACCATTGTATTCAAAAAATTCATTTGATTGATCTGGACTAGAACCATCAAACTTAATATACATCCCAAGCAAAGCTGCTGTTTGTGTTCCAGCCATTGCGTGATAAGCTAAATTTATTGGAAAATTTCCACTATCAGTCCATGATGAACCATCGTAGTGAGCTGTTTTATTTGTTTTGTTATTTCCTGGATTTTGTGTACCACCACAATGAACTCCTGCTGTTTGTGTTCCACATGCTGATGCTTGTCCTGAAACAAAAGGTAAATCTCCACTTGAAGTCCAACTAGTCCCATCATAATTAAATGTAAAGTTTTCTCTAGTATCAGTTGGAGTATTTCCACCAGAAGAAAAAGCTGCTGTCTGTATTCCACCGCCACCATTACCTGTAGTCACAGTAGGCATATCAGTAACCTCAGTCCATGAAGTACCATTATATTCTTCTGTTTCAGCCATAAGATCACCTGTAGAAATTGAACCACCATAAACTATTCCAGCTGTCTGTGTTCCAACAGTTGCTCTAGAGTTCCATCTGTTTGTATTTAAATTACCACCAGAAGAAAAAACACCTCCAGCGTTACCTGTAAACTTTATTTGTTTGGCTACGCTATTATACCAAATTTGACCAAATTGAGTATTAGATGGGTCACTTGTTACGGTCTTAACACTATAACCTTTTAATTGTCTATAAGTTGCCACTTAGACTCCTATTAATCATTCTTGAATAGCCAACCTTGAGTAGAGTCAGTAAATACTAAAGTAAATGCTGCTCTTTCTGTTGACACTGTTAAATCTTCATCTGCTCCAAAAATTTTTGATGAGTTTCTTCCTACTGTTAATGCGTTAGAATCAAATGTTCCAGCATAGTCTACAATAGATACTTCATCTCCTAAAGTTGGTGAAGCTGGAAGTGTAACTGTAAACGATGCACTAGTTGTATTTGCAAAAACACCTTGGCCTGCTGATGCTGTATAATTACTTGTTTTAACTGATTGCCAAGATGTACCACCGCCAATATATGTTTTAACATCTGATGCTGCAACTTGAACCATAGTGCCATTATCATTAACTACAAATCTATCTGCATCAACTAAAGTTGTAGAAGTTGCACTTGTCCCACCATCAACTATGTTTAGCTCTGCTGCTGTAGCGTCTATAGCAGCTAATTTTGTTAGGTCTGCTTGTACTAATCCTGATACACCATCTAGTAAATTAAGTTCTGCTGCAGTTGATGTAACTGCTGTAGAGTTAAGAACTAACTTACCATCTCCAACAATAACTTTATCATTAAATGTAGCAGAACCAGCATCACTACCATCAAGAGTAAGCATAGTAATATCAGAACTATCATCAGTTCCTTTAAATATAATATCTGTATCATTGCCTTGTGCATCAATTGTAATATTACCAGCAGACGTAGCAACATTAACTGCTGCATCTCCTGTTGTTAAATCATCAAACGCTGTTGATATTCCCGATTGAAAGTATGTTTTAAATGTTGCAGCGCTAGTAACACGCATAGTGCCACCATCGTTATGTATAATACCATCACCATCTGCAACTGCAGTTGTTCCAACTGTGGCTCCACCATCAATTAAATTAATTTCTGATGTTGTAGCTGTTACACCATCTAAAATATTTAGCTCATCTGTTGTTACAGTTGCACCATCTAGTATTTCTAATTCTGCTTCTGATATACCTGCAGATCCAATAGTCACTGTCCCTGCAAAAGTTACATTAGCACCACTAAATGTCATAGCGGTTGTAGGTGTAGATCCTGATTTAATTACAAGTTCTCCACCAGAATTTGTTAAACTACCGAAAGTTGTGCCATCATCTTTAAGTGTGACATCTGCTCCACCTGCATCTAAAATAATATCAGCGCCAGCATCTAATGTAATATTACTAGAGTTATCTATTTCTGCAATAACAGGTGTAGTTAAAGTTTTATTTGTTAGGGTATCTGTAGTAGCTCTACCAACTAAAGTGTCTGCACTTGCGGGTAAAACTACAGTTGGACTACCAGAATAAGCTGAATGAGGTGCTGCTTGTAGTTGTGTGTAATGTGCGTTACTAGATTCACAATAAAATCTTACGTAAGATTCAGAGCCAGAGTTTTTTATTGATATAGCACCTGATTCTATATCAATACCATTAGATCCATCAATTCTAACAACACCCGTTCCATTTGGTGTTAAAGCAATATTACCATTTGATGTCGATACTAAACCATTACCATTAACATCTAAATCACCACCTAATTGTGGAGTTGTATCTTCTACAACATTTGATATAGCTGCTGATGAAGCAAGCCCAGATACAATGGCTGATCTTGCGATTTTTTTAAGACCACCACCTGAAGTATCAACTGCTAAGAATACGTCATCATTAGCAACTGTAGATATTTCTGATAATGAACCTACTGCTACAGAATTAAAGTTTGTACCATCTGCAATTAATAAATTACCTGCAGTGTTAGTGCCCATTGTAATATCATCACCAGATACTGTAAGATCTCCGGTCACGGTTAAATTTTGTGAGGCTGTAACATTACCACTTGAATCTATAGCTAAGGCATCCGTGTCAGATGTATGACCTATATTAGTTCCATTTATAATTATATTATCGACTGTTAAAGTTGTAAGAGTACCAACAGATGTAAGATTAGGCATTGCTGTAATCTCATCATCAAAGTATGCAGCTAAGTCTGTAACTGCAACTTGCACCATAGTGCCATTGTCATTTAATACAACTCTATCTGCATCTGCAACTGTTGTAGATGTAGCTGATGTTCCACCGTCAAGAATATTTAATTCTGCTGCAGTTGAATCAACTGCTGCAAGTTTTGTAAGATCTGCAGCTACTAATCCAGAAACTCCATCTAATACGTTCAATTCTGCTGCAGTTGATGTAACTGCTGTGCTTCCTAAAGTAAGGCCACCGTCTGGTATGACCACACTACTACCAGATAAAGCTGTAAAAGTATTCGCTGTAAATCTAAAATCGTCTGCACCAGCAATTGCAATATCAATTTGATCGTCTGTATCTGCTGTAATAGTTGTGTCTGCATCAGCATCAAGAGTTAAAGTTCCACCGTCTAAATCTGTTGCTCCACTAAAATTAGTGTCTACTATATTTGTTCCATCAGAAAAAAGTAATTTTGTGCTTTTATCAGATGCACCAAAAGTTACACCAGTACCTGATGCAGTTTTAAATTGAACAGTAAAAGAACCTGACGTTCCGTTTACCACAATATAAACTTTTTCAATTGAATCTGGAACAGTTACAATTTGATTACCTGTAATAGTTCCTGTTAATTTTATAACCGCGTGTCTTGCAACAGATGTTGACTCAGTTGTATCACCATCTGTAATAGATAAAGTTGTTGTTTGCGCACCGCCAGCAATAGATTTTTCTACATAACCAGCGATTGCTTTTTCTACGATTTGTAAATTAGTATTAGTTTTTGTCCCCCATGTACCGGCATTTTCGCCGGTTGCCATTAGTTCTATACCAAGATCTGAAAATGTTGATGCCATAATTTAATCCTTAAGGTGTCGGTGAGTTGACTGGTATTCTAACTGTTCCATCAGTATAGTCATCTCTTCGTCTTCTACCTATTTGCTCTCCTCCAAATTTTTGTACTTCTTGTTGATATTTTTGTTCATACAAAGCTAACATATCTGCTGGCCCTTTTAAAAAACCATAGGTCTCTGCTAAACAACAATATAGCAGACCGTTTGGAAAATTCATACTAATATAATTAGTGTCATCATTTTCTAATAATGCTGGCGCTGCATTGTAGTGTATTTTGTATGCAAATGTTGCACTCGGTGTTGGTGATACAATAATAGATCCAGAGTTTGATGAACTTTCTCCAGTTGCTCCTGTATCTAGCATTGCATAATATTTTGGTGTTCCAGTAGATGTAGTTGCTGAAATATATTCTTCTAAAAATGTTAAATCTCTTTTTTCTAAATAAGTATTAGCGCCCGTATAAGTAGATCCAGTTGCAGTATAAACCTGCACTGCTCTAACAAATACAGCTCCCGCTGGCACGGTTACAGTGCCTGTTCCAGATGTAAAATTACCTGTAGCTGTTTTTCTATCAGCATCAATAGGAACATCTCTAAAAATTCTATATTGCGCATTTAATATTATATTTTCTAAAACACTATCTGACAGCACTGTTGAACTAACTTCTGTGTAGCTTCTTATCTGTGTTTTTAATCCTGATGCACTTAATCCTGCCATTATGCTGATAGACTAACTGGTCCTGCAGACACAGTTGGTCCTCCTCCTTTTTCTGTTACACTTGGAGTTGCTCCCAAACTAAAAGTGTATTTATCTGTTGTTGTAACTGTTATACTAAATCCTGAAGAGTTTTCATAGGTAGAAAAAGAAACTCCACCTGGACTACCTTGAACATTTCTAAATCTCACAGTATCACCTGACGTTCTTCCATGATTTATCTCTGTAACTGTAACTGTTTGCGAACTTGCAGTAATCGAAAAAGGATTATTACCTAACATAGCTGCAACCTCATTTTCAGTTCTATCTGGTCTAACATCTCTTAACCCCTGTACATCTCCAGACCTAGATCTTAACTCTAACTGCGGATGCTTTTCTTCATATTCTGATTTATGAACAAAATGACCATTCCATTCTTTTACCATTTCTTCATACGGAAACGCCATGCCTGATCTATCAGATATTGCTTTTGATTTTTTTCCTCTTGCAAACGCCATTATGCTCCTGGGTAATAAGTTTTAGGTGTTATTATTGTGCTAGATGAAGATCCATCTTCAGCTAAAGCTCTAGCTAACTCATCTTCATAATATAGTTTCATAGCTTGTATTCTATCTGGTGCATATTTTTGTGCTAAATAAAAAGCTAAACCAGAAACCATACATGGTACAAATCTATAGGGTACATCTGTTGCATCAGTATAAGTCGAGTCCGCATCTTGTATTCTTTTTACAAAAAAGATGTGCATGTCTTTTGATGCAGCTGTAGAGTCTGGTGCGGGATATACTGTGACAGTTGTTTTATCTATAAATCGTTGAACAAAGTATTGAGAGGGAGTTCCTTTAGATAATTTTCCTGACAAACTAGAATATGTAGATCTGTCAATCTTTGTCATCGCTGAGTCTGATTGAGTAGTTTGAGTTCTATTCTGTCTAAAAGTTGCCTCCAATACATCCGCAACACCATAAGTGTTTGACCCACTTGTACCACCGACAGTCACTGAAGATGTGCCATCATCGGTAGATCTAAAAAAAGTGTATTCTACTTGGCCTTCAATAAGATCAATATTAGTATCTCCCACTTCCCAATAATGCAAACCTCTATTGCCCCATTCTTGAAAAAGAATGTTGAGAGATCTTCTTGCTGATCTTAATTGATATCCAGAAGTTACTTGAGAACCAATTCTTTCATATGCCTCTGCAATAATATCATCAACTGCAAAGCCTTTGTCAAAAGTAACTGTGCCGGAAGTTGTATTGGCCATTCGTTACTCCTAATAAATTTTTTGAAATTCTGCTATAACCGTATACATGTTACCAGAATCAGCGGCACCTGGTACGACAAAGTTAACATCACTCTGATTACTGTTACTAGATTTGTCTGCTGGTATTCCACCAAATTCTCTAAAGTCCCAATATCCTGCACCTGTTAATCCAATAATAGGAATATCTCCATCAGAGTCTTCTTCATCTAGTCTTGCAAAAGAGTCCCCTCCATCGCCACCTTGACATGAATACCAAACTCTAAGTAGTCCTAAATGAGCTACTGCAGTTCCATCTTCTCTAGCGTCTAATGCAGAGACATCTCCAAAAACTGTAGTGCTGCCCGTTCCGTCTGATTCGTTTACTATTTTAATAACAACTCTCTTATCGTTTTGTTGTAAGATAGTTGGTCCTGTTACTGTATCTGCCATGTTTCCCTCCTTAATTAAGAAACTGTGAGGGCCGAAGCCCTCACATTAATTTTTAAAATACTGAGTATTCTAATTCCACTGTAAATCTTCCAGCCGTTATATCAGCGTTTACTGCTGTAGTAGCAAAAGCATATAAATTTTTACTAGCAATCGCCGCTGTAATGTTCGGAACAAAGATGTGGTAGTTACCAGCACTATTGTTAAAGTTTATATCAATTTCTGTGATTGATTGTGTAGCACTTAACTGTTCGTTAAAAGATGTTACACCAGCACCAACAATTTCAGTTCCAGAGGCAACTGCAGTGTTAGTTGCTGTTCCAGATGTTGCACTTAATGATAAACCACCAGCAAGAGTTTCTCCCGCCGCAGTTGTAATACCAATCAATGCTCTGTGAATAAAAAACTTAGTGGGTGTTACTAATCCATCTGGTGCGTCTGTATTTAATGCACCAAGCTCTACAAGCACGTCGCCATCGCCATATGCAGTTGATGCTGCGTTTGTTGATGCCAATGTACCAGCAAAAGATTGAATCTTTCTAGTTCCCATTGATACTAGTTGTCCAGTTGAGTTGACTGAAAAACCAGTTTCTGTAATCGCGCCAGTAGAAGCTGCTTTATTAATTACGTTAAAGCCGCCCTCTGATCTGACTGGACCACTAAAAGTTGTATTTGCCATATTAATATCCTCCTAGATATTTTAAATGTAGTCCCTAGGGATGTCGACTATACGCGTCTACATTTAATTTATTTTAATTTGTATAGTATAATTTCTATACAACAGTTTTAAGTAGAGCGCAAGAGAGCCTGTAATGCGGATTGTTTTTCCAACGATGTAGCTTTTTATTAAGTTGCTACTGAAACTTGTGGAGCTGCTTCCTCAATTTTATTTTGCAGATGCTCTTTTTGTGCCTCTGCCATTTTAATATCGGTAAGAACTTCTTTGACTTGTCTGTCAATCTTAACCATATTAAGGGTATATCTACCCTCCTTGAGATGTTCCTGCTCCCATTTGAGATCCAGACCTCTTTTCTTCTGATAAAGGTCTTGTAGATGTTGCATCATCTCCTCCATTTATAACCTCCTCATAGGTTATTCTGTTTACCTTGGGGTCCATCATTTCTCCAAGATATTCCCACTTTATATCTTTTTTTCCTAGTTTGTCAACTATGGCATTTTCGATATCTAAAGGGCCGTCTAAAGAAGTTATAATAAAATCTGCATGATATTTATATGCAGAAATCTTAACTCTGAATTGTTTGGGGTGCATTTTTTCTTTCTATTGTTTTATTAAGGCGGGATTGTGTCCCGCCTTAAATTATTTAGATTACGCTCCTGGTGATCCGAAGATACCTCTAGGGTCTGAGAATCCAAAAGAATATCTCTCTCTAGCTTTGTATCTTACGTTTCCAGTTTCAAAGTCACCTTCCATTGCAGTTTTGATTGGTGCTCTAACAAACATTTTTAGTCCATTAGGAACATCAGTCTTAATGAAAAACGCATCTGTGTCAGTTAGGTAGTGGTTCACAGTGTATCCCTGTGGAATCATACCCATGCTGCCAACTGCGTTAATATCATTATCTGCAGTAGCTGTTCTACCTTGAGACTTCATAAGTCTTTCAGCAGTAAATTGCAGAGCAGAAGGAATAATTAATTTTACTCCTTTAGCTGCAATTTTTAGACCTCTTTCGTCTACTAACGCTGCTATGTCAATTAACGACTGCTCTAACGAAGTTTCGTTTAAGTCAGCTGCAGTTGACAATTCATTTCTGAATGTTCCAGCAACGATTGGGTGGTCAGTAGCACAAAGCTCCTTACCGTCACCACCTGTGAAAGACGAACTAAATGCATTGTTTAATACATTAGCTGCTTTAACTTGTTTCGCATTTGCCATAGATCTAGCTAACGCTTTTGTATATCTAGACGCAAGTCTGTCATACAAATTATCTTCGATAGCTTCCTCTGTGATTGCGAACGCTAAAGCAAGTGTCTCGTGAGTGTATCTAGCAGTGAAAGTTTCTTGTGCTGTATCAAAGTTTACACTTGATCCTTCAGGTTTTACTGAAGCATTAGCGAAACCAGATAACATCACTTCTTCTTCAAAAGCTCTGTCAGAATTTTCGATGTCGTAAATCTGAGTGTGCTCATCTGCATAGTTTTGGTATTCCAGGCCGAATAAAGCATTCAAACCTGGCTCTAGTTCTTTAACTAGTTGTGATCGTGATATAGCCATAATTTATTACTCCTATTCTATTATACGCCTGTTGTTAATTTAAATACATGCTCACCTGTGTTGAATACAACGTATGCATTCGCATTTGCTGAACTTGTATCACTATTATCTGGATCTTTTGATATACCGATTTGTTTGAAACCACCAGATGTTCCAGAAGTAGACGTGTCAATTTCTGAAGTTGATTGTCCAGAAAGAGTGCTTCCACTCGTTCCAACAAAGTCAAATGCAGAGTTGTTCATCGCCGCTGTTCCTGTCTCATCATGTTGTGCTTCGTACACGATATAAGGATCCACGAACACTGAAGCTACAATATCCGAAGCGTTTGTGCTTGCAGGATAAAAAGCTTTAAATGTCGGTTTACTCGTTGATGGATCAGTAAAAAAACAACCACCGAATACACCTATTTGTTGAGTGTCTCCAGCTGCTGCCTGCTCAATACCGCCACCCGCTACTGCTTCAACCACTTGACCATTGAAAATTGATGTCCCGTGATTTGCTGCTATAGCGTACTCTTCCGTTCTGATTCTTCCACCTGTAAGATGTCTTGTAGGTTTAAAACCGAACGCCGCGTCTTTATTAGCCATGTTTATCTCCTTTTGTCTACCGAGGTAGACGATTTAATTTAATTCGTTGGCTAAAGAATTGTTAAAAAATTAACTTTTCTTTGTACCACCGAAGGTTACACGAGTCTGTCGATCACTATTGATCGGCATACTTGGATGCTGCTCCTTCATTAAATCATTTTCTATCGCGTCGTTTCGATCTTTTGTTTGTTGTTCAAAATACTCTTTGCGCGCCTCAACGATCTCTTCCGGTATCCTTGCCAGCAAAAGGCCGCCAACTCCGATCACCCCCTTGTATTTACCGTCTTGAATAGTTGGATAGTCAACATCTGAATATTGATCAGCTCTCACTAATTCAAATCCTGATCTTAACTTAGCTGACATGTTCGATGTATCATCAAATCCCATCGATTCAGCTCTTATCCACCTATGTTTAAAACCATCTGGTGCAGGTGGTGCATCTAAAGATGATGGTGGAGTCCAAACTTTTTTCTGTTGTTTAACTTTTGTTTGGCTCGCACGAGAGTCTATTTTTTTATTTTCCA